TAATATTTTCTGTTATAAAACTTGTGTGCATCATTAATAAACTGCTTTCCACGAGAAATATTTGCAGGTGTCTCGTTGCTTGTTAAGTCTTTAAAATTGTCTACTAAATTTGTAAATGTTTTCATATTACATGTTTGTTATCTTAACTATTGATAGTTCGCTATCGACCCCTCCTGTATAAGAAAGTGAGGAACCTGAAATGTTTTTAAGTTCTACTGTTAGAGTGTCTCCCACTAATAATTGTACCACATTTTCGAGACTTAGTCCTGTGTTACCAGTGGTTCTTGCAATTATAGTACCATTCTTTTTTATCTGAAGTTCAGAATCTTGGTCTACCTTTATTCGTGTAGCTATTCTAAAAAATCCTTGAACCTTACTTGTAAATGTTCCTGATACCATTTGGGAAAGATTATCTGTAGTCGGCGTTCCAGTAAACAATTGTAAGGTTGAACCAGTTCCTAACGTTCCATTTCCTGATACTGATGTAACATAACTATTTATAAAAGATAATGTATTCCAACCTAATGCACGAGTATATATGCCAATAGATGCTACAGAAAAAGAACCTAACTGACCTTCATTAAATACAAAATCTGAACTTGGTTGAGGAATTAAATCAAGAAGTTCCATATCTGTAAATATTACTTTTGCTGCATCAGTACCGTTATGCCTATGAAATTGTACGTTAGGTGAATTTTCCATAATTATTCTTTAGAAATCATTACATTTTGTAGTTCAATAGTTGTGTTTGTGCTCGATGTATTAGATTTTAATTCTACTAATACTTGTATGTTTTGTGCTTTTTCTATGCTTATTGGGGAGTTCCATGATAACTCGGAACCAATTGTAGCAAAGTCGAATGTTCCAATAATAGTAAAGTTATCTATTAGGTTTTTACGATAAGAAATTCTTATACCTTGGCCAGTTGTAAGAGGTTTTGTTAAGTTAAATTCAAGTCGTGTAAATGCTTGTGGATTATTCTTAGTACCAACAAAGTATAAAGGAGAAATGAACTTTGAGATATATGTATCAGGATATGCAAAACCATTATTAGGATACGCAATACCATTCAAAGTATTATTTTGATAAGAAACTAGTACCCCGTCACTATCACTTTGGTCTGGGATAAGTGTAACAATCTGGCTGTTTGTTCCTGTAGGAACACTACTTTGCATAACTATTGTTTTTTCTTCAATATCCATTAAGTACACACCATTTATACTGTTCCCTGATGCGCCAGACATTGCCATTACAAGCCTACCTTTCATTGCATCTATTTTGTTACATTGAATAAATCCATTGGCATGCGATGATGAATTGTAGTTTTGAAAAAGATATATTGGAAAACGCTTGAAAAGTGCGATAGAAGAACCGTTTGAATAATAAATATTACCTCTTTGTCCTGCTGATAGGTAAAGAATATTATTTATTCTTTTCATTGACCAAATATAGGGTTCTGGTGAAACAATAGGGTCATTAACTATTGCAGAGAACATGTCCCAAGGATAAGTATTTGCCGTATTTGTACCAAAATATAAATAACTTCCTAATTGTTCTATACAGGTAACTCGGTTGTTAAGTGGTAAAATAATAAATCCAGGATTGTATGAGTATGTAGATGTAAGTGCTGGGTCAAATTTCTTACCTTGTTTTACAACAATTTGGTAAACAAATGTTCGATTAAGACCTGTTGCATAACCTGTAAAGAATAACGAAAGAGATGCTGTAATAGGAACAAACGATGGAAAATTGTTAAGTGCTGATGGTGTATAAACTACTGAATCGTAAGTTACTTGCATGTTTTGCCAACCATTAGTCCAAACAGGAGTGGTAAATGTTGTCGAAATTTCGAGCAAATCTATAGCATTATTTCTGAAAACAAACAGATAGTTTTGAAATACTCTTATTCCGTTTCCTAATGCACCTGTCAAGGTGTTACCAGAAATCAATGACCATGCACCTCCAGCATTTTGGCAAGCCCAAATTTTACCAGCATTATCTTGAGCGAAATAGTACCCAGTTACCACGTCATAGTCGAAATGGTTAACAATCCCGATACCGTCTAGTTGAGTAATTAAGTTTTTCAATTCTGGGTATTGTCGTACATATCCAGGTGAAGACCAAACATCTACGTTTTGCATATTAGCATAACCCAAAGATGGAGATGGAGAAATCCCTTTATAAAACTCGTATAATGTTATTCTTCCTGATTTGTCCATATATTTATGTGCAATCTCTGCACTGTTGTATTGCCTCCCCGTACAGAAAGAGGCAATACTGAGTGAAGACATTAGAAATCGTATATGTTGTATTCGTACATATAGTCTGTGTCAGACCCTAATGGACGAGATACGTTTATAAACCACCCTATTTTGGTTCCAGAAGAAACTATTTCTACTCCCTGATATGAATCAGTAGATGTTGATGTTGTTAAATTAACACCAATTGTTGAAGTAGGAAAATTAGATGTTCCAATAAATGTAAATGAAATACCAGAATATGTGAAATGACTTACCGAACCACCTTCTGAGAACCATGCATTTGTTCCATCAGAGAACGCAGGTGAATCATCTCCTTTTACTAAGTTAGTATCAGTAACTGAAGTAAGTGAAGCACCAGATATTGTCCAACGGTTCCAGTGCTTAGGAACCGTTCCTGGTCTAAAGTTGTCTAATGAAATATAAACAGAAGAACCATTTACAAAAAATCCGCTTGATACATCTGAGTTAAATAGACTATTTAACGTTTGACCTGTGTAGGTTGTTACAAGTGAGTAACTAGAATCATATTCATCAATCGCAATATCCATTGGGACTGGTTGAACACCTCCACCAGCTGAACGCGAAACCTTAGAAACATACAGTTTTGAGTTATCTAATTCTTTTGAAATAGATACAGACATAACGCCAGTACCAATACCGTTGCTTGTTGGAATATCCGCAATGACTGTTTCAGTATATCCTCCATCTGAATTACGACTGTAAACTCTAACTTTAAAGTTACCTGAGTTTTTAGTCACCCGTGTTAATACAACTAGGTCATTACCAAATTTCATTGGTTTAACATAGGCAAGTGACGGGTCGGCATCAGTAATATTAATACCGAGTCTATTAGTTGAACCAGATGAGAATAAACCACCACCAGAACCATTTGAAGTAAGTGTATTAGAACCAGAGTCATAAGATAGTCCACTTAGATTTGCGAAACGTACAGCATTAGTAGTATCATCCCAAACCATTACAGCGTCATATCCTGGGTCAGATAGGTTTTCACCAGTACCCCCATTTGCTAGTGGTAACTCTCCAGTTACTTGAGATGTTAGGTCTAGTAATCCTCCAATGTTCGCCAAGTCAAGAGATGACTCATCAATATTAGAAGCATCCAATAATCCAGTTACCTGTGTTGTTAGGTCAATTTGTCCTGCAATATTAGCAAGGTCAAGTGTTGATTCGAGGTCAGTAATATCAATGTTTGTTGCACTCAATGTGCCAGTTACTTGTGTAGCGAGGTTAATCTGACCTGAAATATTAGCAAGGTCCAGGTTTGTTTCGAGTGTAGAAATAAGTGTAGTATCTGCACCAAGTTGAGCTGTATTTATATTGATTGTAGTAACAGAAGCAACGTCAGTAATATCAAAGTAGTTTACAAAGTTCATTGTAGAACGCTGTGTAAGCGGTGTTCCATTGTCTTGAATAGTGGTATACCCTGCTGAACCAGTACCAGGAGTTTGCCAACTTGGCAGACCTCCTGCAACTGTAAGAATCTGACCCGCTGTCCCGATTCCTAAGGGAGCTAGGAATCCTCCTGCATCACGATAAAAGATGTCACCTGTAGCGTCACCTCCTAAGTCAAAGTGAACCGAACCGTCAACAGTAAGAGTTGCGTTTGGTGTGTTTGTCCCGATACCAAAGCTTACAGTAGATGGATTATAAAAGAAGTTAGGATTATCTTCTGCAAGTGTTGAACCAACATCAAGAAATAGAACAGAACCTGGTGTCCCTCCTGGGATTGTATTTCCGATTCCAGTATTGTTTGAAGTTACTACCGCTGAAACAAGAAGGCGTTTTGTGATTGGGTTTGCTAAAACTGGTTGTGTTGTAAAAGAACCGTCATCAAGAACAGCTAAAAGTGAACGTCTGTAGTTTTGGTCAATTTTTGCTTGCATATATTTACTTAATCTTATTGTTAATAAGCAAATCAAGTTTGGCATTTATTTCTTTAATATCTCCCTTGATTTCTGACATATCACCTGTTGTCTTAGCCGATGCTGATTCAAGAACAGTAATTCGTTTCTCATGGTCAGTTACCTGAAATTGAAAGAATACCCATGAACCGATAATAGAAACTATTGCGACAATGAGTGCAAAATTTTCTCTTATCAGGTCCAATATATTCACTTTTGGCTTTGGCGTTTGATTTGACATAACAAAGATGTGTTTAAGGATTCGACAACCCTTACAGTCTTATAAGACTGATAGAAACAACGATTGCTCGTTATCTCTACAGACCTATAAATTAGTAGAAGTCTTGCCACGTTGTTCCATCGTAGCCCTCGAATTTACTTGTAGTTGTATTGTATCGAATCATACCTTGTGTTGCGATACGTTCTCCAGTTGTTCCTACTGGAACTTGAATACCTCCTGTACCAGTAATTACAGCTTGGTTGATAGGGAAAGCTACAGACCCAATCATTAACTGATTGTTTGCTGTGTTAGTTGCAAGTGTTCCAAGTGCAATACTACTGTTATATGCTCCAGGTGTAGAAAGTGCCCCAATTGCAATAGAACCTGCTGTGTTAGTAGCGTTCTGACCTGCTTGCTGTCCAATGAATACTGAACTAATAGAGTCTACTGCGTTCTGTCCAGCTTGATATCCAGCAAATACTGAACCTGCTGCGTTAGTAGCTCCGTCTCCAGCTTCAGAACCAAAGAATGCTGAACCACTAGCTGCTGATGCGTTATTTCCTGCGTTATATCCCAGGAAGAATGAGTCAGCCGCGTTAGTAGCTCCATTACCAGCACCTCGTCCAATAAATACTGATTGGTATGCGTTTAACGCACTGTTACCTGCACTAGTTCCAAAGAATAACGATGAATATGCAGATGAAGCGGTATTTCCAGCGTAATTTCCAAGGAATATAGAGTTATCAGCGTTTGTTGCTTTATAACCCGCATAATCTCCTTGGAAAATAGAGTTATAAGCATTTTGTGCCTTAAATGCTGCTAAGTTTCCAAAGAAGATATTTCCTGCGTTTCCTGTTGCGTTTGTAGCTGCACCTGTTGAGTAAAGCGTTCCTGATGCAGAAAGGAATACTGGACCAAGATTACTTTGAGGAGGAATACCACCTGAAAGGAAAATGTAGTCTACAGACCAGTTTGCAGTTGAAGCTGTAGTACCTCCAGCCATGAGTGCTGTGAATGAGCGTACGTTAGTAATGTTTCCAAAAGCAGTTACTGGAACAATAACTAACTGCCATGAGCCAACAATAGTTCGAGATGCTCCATAGTTGTAAAGGTTTACTGTGTTACCAATAAGAGTTCCTCCTGAGTTCATGAATCGAATATTGAGGTTCTTGTTGGTTGCAACAGTTGCATCATTTCTAACAACAATGTTTACGAATCCGAAGTTCTGAATGTTAATGTCAGTTCCTCGTGTAAGTTTCAATCCTCGTCTATTGTTTACAGCACTTGCTTTTACGCATTTTGTACCAATATAAGGACTATCTGTTGAGGCTGTGTTTACTGAACCAGCCATTGTTCCACCAAGATTCCATTGTGAAGCAGTCCATTCTGTCATTGGATTGTCTTCGTTGTACATCAAGTCTTGTGTAATAGTTGGCGTTGTTGAGCCAGCTTCTACAAGAACTTGTGTTACTACAACCTGATTCCAGTCAATTGATGGAGTTCCAGGTGGTGTTCCAGGTGTACCAGTTACTACTGATACTGTACCAGCATCATCTACAACAATAAGGTCAAAGCGGTCATCTGACGGGTCTGCTGGGTCAAGCGTAACCTGAGTTGCAGTTGATGTGTAAAATGTGTTGTCAATGTAATAGTAGAGGTCTGATACATCAAAAACAAATCCTGTTCCTGACCATACTGCACCTCCTGTCTTAATACCCTTACCTGTTTGCTGGGTTACTGCCGTTAATAGACTGTTTACCGTTCCATCTCCAAGAATAGTAAGTCCGTCTGTGTAAACACTTGTTAGACCATCATCATCTGCCCAAACTGCTTCGTTTCCATCAAACTTAATAATTTGATTCAAAGAAGCGTCTGTAACGTCAATCAAATCAAGCGTCAACGGTATTCCGTAACGAAATGCAGGGATATATTGTTTTATATTTAATTCTGCTGACATAAAAATTAAATTTAATGTTTGTTACTAATGCAGTCCTAAGACTGATAGGAAAGACTATTGCTAGTCTGCCCTACAGTATTACAACTAAACTAGAGTAGCATCTTCAAAGAATGGTACTTCCTTTACTGAGGCAAGACCTGTCTTTGATTTTGCGTTCTTGATTGCCTTGTAAATTTCTTCTTGAATGTCTTTTGATAAATCAATATCTGAAAGTTTCAATGAGAATGATTTACTTGCAAAAGGTACTTTCTTAGAATCTCGTGCAGCTTTGTCCTTGTAACAAGACACGACTACTTCGACAATTTCTTGAACCTTTTTAACGTCAAATGCAGTAAGTCGCCAGTAGTCTCCACTGAACCCTGCTGCATTGGTGAATGCTTTTTGATATGCCATAGAATTAAAGTTTGATTATTTTGTAAGTTACATAGAGCGTAAGCGTTCCGTTTCCTGCGGTTGGGTCACTTCCGTCATCGTCTGTAAAGTAAAGCGGTTGGTTGTCGATTGTGAAACCTGCATTATATTCTTCGTCTGTTTGCTTGAAGAATCGAACGTAATTTGCTGTCTGGTCGAGAAGACTTACTGTTGACTTCAATGGAAGCGAACCTGATGACGGATTGTGCGTGAGGCCTGGAATTCCAAAGTTCGCATAAGCAACTCCTCCGTACTCATATTCTGCATAGGCACTGATAGGTTGGATTGCTTTTCCTGCTCCTGGTGCTGGTACAACCTCGATTGGCACTGTTCCGAATGTTGAAAGTTCTGCTTGCGTAAGTACGATTTTTTTTGTTATTGGAATATCCTGCGAGTCCGTCCCAAGACCGCCTGCCGCAAATTTAATAGTTTCTGTATCATCGTCAACCCTAAGAAGAGTGTTATTACCTCCGCCTTGTAAATCTCCAATAATAGTATAGTGTGCACTTGTATCATTTATATTTATACCAAAACCATACGCACTATCATCTGAAACACTGCTTAGTGGACTAAAACCACTGTGTGGATTATCTATACCAAAGTTAAGTTCAAAATTATTATCAGGTTGGTAGTTCACTACTAGCAAATTTCCTTCATCATTATATACAACATATTCTCTTGCTTTTCCTAGGTATTCATATATACCAGTATCTTTACCTTGACCTAATACCCAGTCTGTACGAACATCGTTTACAGTTTGTTTTGCATCACCGATAGAAATAGTTCGATTTACTCCATCAAACAATGCCATCTTAGAGTAAACAGTTCCCTGTGACATTGTCCACTTCCATGAATCACCTAGTGTATGTCCTGTTTGGTTGTCAAAACGTACTGATAATCCATCGCCAAGTGAAATGAATGAGCTTGTTGGAATAAGAATCCCACTTCCACCTGCTGTTGACGACCAACTCATTGTGTCCGTGTAGAACAGTCCTGAAACTGATGAAGCAGCACCTGAAGAAATATCTGTAATAGATGTGGCACTTGTCCATCCTGTATCTATAATCGGTTGAATGATGATAAATCCGTCTCCATCACTTCCTGCAATAATAGTACCTGTTGAAGCACCGTCTGTTACGGTATCTCCTACAGTAAATCCAGGAGTAGTTATTGATGTAAGATATATATAAACAGAGTTTACACTTGCAATTTCTGCTGTATAGGTGTTTGGATAAGTACCTATATATGTAGTAGTACTATCATAGTGCATGTCATTGAGACCTGTTCCAGTAAATCCGTCTGATAGAGTACTCGGTGTCCAGTTTGGAACTGGGCTTGCCAATCCATCGATATAAGCATTTCCATTTGCTACATCTGCAACAACCTTAATATATGACATCTGTTCATTGTAATCTCCCAAAGTAGAAATAGCGTTTGGAAAGTCAACAAATAAAAGTGACCCAGATGGTGTACCTGTTATAGGTAATTGCCCTCTTACATAGAATGTATCATCTATAGTATCTGCGTAAAAGTAAAACCCAGCACTTCCTCCTCTTATAAATGTATCAGAAACTCTGAAAAGATTTCTTCCTCCTGTACCATCAGTCTGTAAGTCGATGGTATTGTCTATCATGATTCTTGAATCGTATGTTGAATTGTCTTTATGCTCAAGAGATATTCTTGTTGAATTAATTACAATATGACCATCTGTTCCAGTCACAGAGTTAGAATAATTAAGTGCCAGTTCGTTAGCATTGTACATTCCTGTTGCAGATATTCCGTTTGTGAAATCTGCGTATGCTCCTAAAAGTTCGTTGGTACTTCCTCCAAATGGAGTCATATCTACAGTACCGATAAGAGTAAAATTATCATTAATAGCATCATGACGTTGGAATGCAGCTCCATCTGATATTGCTCCACCTAAGATATTCCCTAAGTGAAATGCGTTTGTAAACTGTCCTGCTCCTGTACGGTAGCCGATGTAGGTTTCTCCTGTTAGGTAATCGCGTGTAGCAAGGTCGTCTGTAGCTCCGTTTCCAAGGTTATCAAAAAGAGCAAAACGATTTGGCGTTCCTGTAATGTTTGAGAAAGGACCTGTTCCTCCTAATCCTGAAATTCTCGGTGTTCCTGCTAACATATTAAATTAGTGTAAAGCGAACATACACAACATCACTTGCTGTTCCTTGTACATATACATTTTCCATCCGACTACATGGGAAAGATTCTTTAGCATCCTTGGCCACAACATCATAATCCGTCATTGCAGATATTTCACTAACTTTTAAATTATTTGTAACAGGATAAAAGATAACCTCAACACAACGCTCTGGGATACTGATAATATCAACTCCTCCAGTTGCAGATAAGATTTTTGTACTAAAAGAGCTTCCGATTTGAACCGATGTACCGTTGTCGTCTTTAATAAGTGATTCGATGTTTTTTGTCATAGTCTGTTAAAGGATTGATTACTATCCTTTATAAGAAACACCGAAATGTTTCCTAAAAAGATACTAAGCCCAAGCTGGAATCCCAGCAGTCATGGTAAGAACTTGTCCGTTTGTACCAGGTGCAAGGTTTACCCAGTCTGTACCGTTGTAGTACATGATTGAGCCAGTTGCTTGTGAAGCAATAGCAATTTTAGTACCGTCTACGGCATTGTTTGCAATCTTTGCTGTAGTAATTGCATCATTCGCAATAGTAAATGCACCAGTGTTTGCAAGAGTAAGGTCTCCAGATACTGCTACATCAGTTGCAACATCAGAGCCATTTCCAACAAAGATGTGTGCTGATGTGAGTGCTGGTGCTACAGACGCACCATTTACATAAGCTCCTGCTGAAGAACTGTAAGTAATTACATCTCCATTAGATGCTCCTGTACTATCCAAAGAGTCAAGAGTTACTTTAAATCCTTGACGAAGTGCTGGTTCAAAATTTTTAAGGTTATTTTCTGCTGCCATATAATTATTTATTAAGGTTCTATTAATACATCTGCGTATACTCCGCCATTTCTTGAATCAATCAATAATGGTGAAATAACATTATTTTCATCAACCAATAGGTCGCTTTCTTGATAGTTTTGGTCAAACAATCCTCGATTTGGGATAACGTTAGGTATATCTGTTACTGGAATAATTTCAATAAGAAGTCTATTTTCAACTGGTTCTATGGTTATTTCTTGTTTAAAGGTTAACCCATCAAATCCCAAGAACTTTCCAAAGTTAACCTCAGTATAGTTTTGGTCAAAATTATATTGTTGGTTTTCGTCGTACATATTCTTGGCGTAATTTGTTACGTTCTAGTTTAATAATAGCGTGCTCTTGTTTCTTGTATGCTTCAAATTTACTGATCTCTTCATTAAGTTTTTGAGACTTAACATCGTACTCAGAAATTTTATTTGATAGTGATTCAGAAAGAATATGAACCTTAGCCCTCTCCTCTGATAGTTTCTTAGAATCTTCTTCTAAAAACTTATTGGTTCTTTTTCCTTTATTAATCTCTATTTTAAGCATAGCTGTCTTCTCATTGAAATCATCAACAGATTCAACTAACTTTGTTCGCTCGTTTTCATTAATTTGTTTTACTAATAAAGCATCATTAAGTATCTTATTAACTTCAAGTAATTTACTTTCTGCCTCTTGGTGCATTGCATCAATAGGTTTCATTAATTCACTTTTTTCTAGCCTAAGTAATTCTATTTGATTTAAGAGTTCTTGAGATTCTCTTTTAAAGATAGCTCTCATTTCTTCAGTCTTTTCTTTAATAACCTCTTGCTCTTTATCAAATAGTTCTTTTGCTAGGTTAAGAGACTTTCTTAATTCGTCTCTTTTAGTTTCTGCTTCCAACGAAAAACGAGCCACATCTCCCTCATGGCGATTAAACTGTTGTTCACTGTTTCGCTTGGTTAGAAGTTGCATTGCTCGTTTAAATTAAGCTTCTTCAAAGATTTCTTCTTCTTTCTTTGACTTAGCTGTCTTTTTAATTTCTGGGATAATTTCCGTTACATCTGGTGCTACTTTTGCTTTTACTGAATAATCTTTAACGATTTGAGCACCATCATGAGAAGGTACAATACCTTCTTTGCTAAGCTCCCGAATAGCTAGATTATAAGCAAAAACATCTCGCACTCCCAAGTTATCTTCGTAAGAACCAATATAAATCGGTGTTACTGAATTAGCTGGGAATTTGTAAGGATTTCCATTCCAAAAGCAAGTAATGTCTTCATTTGACCAGTTGTTAAACTGTACTACATTAGTTTCCATAAGTGTTGATATTATTACGCAGGGTTTTTGCCCACCCGAGAGGGATATTGTTAATGAGAGGGGTTAAGGCAACCCCATCAGAAACCCCATAAAGGGTCTCTGTCGAGTAACCTAGTTACACTCTTGTCCTTAGATTGTAAGGAATGCTGTGTGTTTCTTGGTAGATACTCCTGCTTCGAGAGCGCGTCCCACAAATCCTTGTGCGATTACTCCTGACTCTACTGCTCCTGCTGTAGCATTTGAAGGAGAGATAGCAGCACCTGCTGAAATAGCTCCATCTGCAAGTACTGGGCATGAACCATAGATTTGAACAAATCCATAGTTTCCTGCTGCAATTGCGGTTGTAGTAACCCCAACTACTGCACCTGTAGGTGAAGTAGGATTGATGATTACTCCGTTGTAAAGGTTAGGAATAAGAGATACAACAGAAGTGTTATCCAAAGCGATGTTAAGTGTTTGTTCAAGTGTGATAAGCACTGTTCCTGAAGCTAATACTGCATCGTTGTTTTGAATACCAAATTCTGCTCCTGCTCCTGTTCCATCTACTACAACAAGTTTTCCTCCTTGATATTGTCCTGCTGTTGTAGCTGTAGCACCAAGTGGTACTGCAACAACTGGAGAACCAATGTCAAAAGAAGTAGCTAGTGTTCGAGTAAGGTGGTTAGCAATAAGTGCTGGTGATTGTACCAATACTCCTGCTGGGATATTTGAAGCTCCTGCAAGTACAAATCGGAATACTGAACCTTCATCTGCTGCAATTTCTGCACCAAGATTCACTCCTGAAAGTACGTTAGAAGATGTGTCGATTGCACTTTGTGGTGCTGACTGTAATGTTCCTACTAATTTCATAAAGATTATACGGTTGTTATTCCTGTTAATACACCATGACGACGTGGGTTGTCAGTGATAAGTTCACCTCCGAGAACCACGAATCCGTTCCATGCTTGTGCGTTGTAAGATTCGACCCAATCTGTCCAGAAGAATCCTTTTGAAGAATTTTTGTCATATTGGCCTCCTTCAATAATAGATGCTCCAAGAGACATAGCTTGTCCGTTAGGATATTGTTTCATTGCGTAGAACTTCAAGAAGTTCTTGTTCAACATATACATTTTCCCAGCGTTATAAGTGTCAATCTTTCGGTCTGGTTCTACATCCATACCAAGCCAAGCAATCTTACCAAAACCTGCAAGGGCTGTAAGTCGTTCAGAAGTTGAACGTGTTTCTGCTGGTTGAGTATATCGTACTCCAGGGAAAAGAATTTTTTCAAACAATCCATAAACATCGTAAGATGTGTAGATTGAGTTTGGTTCTACGTCACCGTCTGCAATAGAGTTGTACAATGAACGAACTTTTTCAAGTGTTAATGTACCACCTGATGCAGTTACAGTTGAACGAAGAGTTGGGTAAGTTGTTCGAGAAAGTCCTCCGATTGTAGAAACGTTTGTTCCGTTGTCTACGATAGCTTGGAGTCCCAAGAAGTCTTTACCTCCGTTTCCTGTTCCGTTTAACTGGAAGATTGTACCTACATCGTCTGCACAATCTTCTGCACGAGATTTCATTTCAGCTGCAACCAAGTCAATTACGTCACCATCTGTTTTAGAGATAGCAACTTCAGTCTTTGGAAGTGAAACGTTAACGCTATAAAATTTAGGAGAGTAAACCATTTTAACTCGTGTGTTTGAAGCACTTGTTTGTAATTGGTCGTATCCTGAGAAAGAACTACCTGATACACCCTTCTGATATTTTAGCGGAAAATTCATTACACTAGAATTAAAGGTTTCAGTTGTTTTAAGCATGTCTCCAGCGAATTTGTTTGAACGCAATACGGTATCAACAAATCGTGGTTGCAATGATTCACGCATCACGGTGTCGAGTCGTGACGAACCATAGCTAGATCCTTGTGGTAACATAAAATTATTTATTCAATAACATCATCTCGCCAATTCCAAGAGTTAAAATTAATAACTTTCTTTTTAGGTTGATGAGTGACATCATTAGATTTAACTGATAATGACGCAACCTGCTTTCGTAAAGCAGTATTTGGTTTAGGTTTACTGTCTTCTTTGGATTTTTGTTCTAATTCCTTTTTTGCTTGCCATAATTCAAATGTGGCTTCAAAGTTGGGAAATACAATCTTTCCATTGTCATCTTTAGAAGCAAGCTTTTCTACATAATTAAGAAAATCTGTGCGTTCTTTTTCAGACTTATCAGATAGCAAGTCTACACCAAACTTATCCTCAATAGATTCAAGATTAGAAGTGATAGTACTAACAAGTTTTCCTTCTTCTTTAGATTTTGATTGTGACTCTTCTTTGAGAGCATCAATCGCTTTCTGAGTAGAAGTTTTCATTAGTTGGTCGTAAGCTTGTTTTGATTCCTGAGAATCTCCAGCAAGTGTTACCCACCAATCAGGGACTTCGTTTGTAATTGCTTGAGCCTGGGTTTCTTTTTTTAATTCCATCTCTGCAACTTTCATTCGTAAATCCTTTAGTTCTTTTTCTCGTTTAATCCATCGAGAATTTTTATGAAATGGTACATTTTCTTCCTCAGAATCGTGAGGAGTATCTTCGCCCTCCTTCATTGGCTCTTCCTTTGGTTCCTCTTTGGGTTCCTCGGTGATAGATTCTTTTGGTTCTTCTGTATCTTTCATTTCGGGTTTACCTTTGTTTGATAACTCTTGGAAGATTGAATTTTCTTCTCCTGAGTTTTCAAGTTCATTGATAAATTGACCGAGTGTGTTTTTATTTGGTTCCATACTGGTTTACACAGGCATGTTTTTAAGGGAGAACGCCGAGACAAACCCATAATTAATTATAATTATACCAAGAATATTTTAGTCGCACAAGTCTTCAAGTGCTTCGGTGATATTCTTGATAGTTGTTTTTAAGTCATATTCTGCTTCTAAATAATCTTCAAGACATTCATTAATGATATTACGAATAACTCGTTCATGAACCATTCGTTCATGTTTTTGTTTAGGTTCGTCTTGTTCTGCCATTTCTTCAAGTAATTCGTTACCTGATTTCTTGGCAAGATTTTCAATCATTTTTCTAGCATCTTTTTCAATCTTTTCGTATGATTCCATATTTTTACATTTGAACATCTGATAATGATGGTCCAGGTGCTGGTGCAGACACATCTTGTCCTGCTTGTGGTGCTCCTGCACTATCTGGGTTAACTGTCTGACCTCCTTGTGGGAGTATTGGCTGAGAACCTAGAACTTCTTGCATGTACATCATTGGGTCAGACTTAAACAACATAAGGTCTCGAGCTGAACCGATAGGGTCTGCAAAGTCTAGTTTTTCATACAACGCTTTAGGGTCCAATGCTCCCATCTGGAACAAGTCTACTGCAAGGTTTTGCTGTGTGACTGGGTCTTTAGGAATAAGTGAACCTTCTCGTACTGATACTTGAATCTTTCGGTTAATATCAGACGATTTAAGTTCTGCAAGCTTTAATGCGTTACCTACACCAATGATTGAGGCCGAGTGTGCTTCGTCATAATAAACCGCAAACAGTTGAGTCCACCAGTTAAAGATGCGGTCATACACTTGCTCAATAGCTTCAATAGGGAATGAGTTGCGAGTAGCATCTGATTGTCTTCGCATAATCTTTCCTCGTACTGTTCTGTCTTCTTCAATACCTTGAGGTGTTGAACCTGCAATACCAAATACTGTTCGTAATTCCTCTCGGTAATCCTGAAGTGATTGATAAACTTCATTAGGAAGTGACGGAGTGTTGAGCTGTTCAAATGCTCCTGAAATGTCTCCTGATGGAACGTACAAAGGATTACCTTGTCGAAGGGCGTTAGCAGCTTCTGTAGCTTGTTCTTTGGTAAATGCTTTACCTGAAACTGCAATACCGTTGTTCATACCATCAACGTTTTGGTCAATTTGATTGTTACGTTTGTTGATTCGTCGTTGTAAAGGAATGTTTTGTTCAATAAGAGACGTTGTATCGTGAGGAGTAGTTCCAAGGTTGTATACCGTTAAGAACACGAAAGGCATTTGAGGATATTCAAAATGGTTTGTAGCTTTAGATAGTTCTTTAATTTCTGCTCCTGTTTCTGGGTCTAGTCTTACTTCTTCTTGGTCGTAGTTGAAATGAGGGTTTTTGAGTTTAATAAGGATTTTGTCTTTGTATTTGTAGAACAATGCTGTATCAGTCCACCATTCTGTGTAAGTGACACGAGTTCCCATCTTACCATCAACACTTTGTTCGATGTAAGCTTTATGTTCTGGGAATACATTAGCCAATTTAGATGCTGTAGTTTGGATTCGCTTACCAAGATATTCACCCTCATATACTCCGTTTTCTGAAATAGTAGCATCTGGGTCAAGTACAAGCATTTTAGGATTAACAACGTAGGTATCAATATCATTACGTTTAGGGTCCCAACCAACTTGAACAGTTCCCATGTAGTACAAAGACCAGTGACGTACCATCTTTCTTACCTTTTGACGTAAAACAAGCTCGTCCATTTGGAATGCGAGCATGTCTTTTACTTTGTCACACAAATCATTACCTTCTGGTGTGTTGTCGGAATACACTAAAGGTTCTGGGTTTGTCTGGGTTACAAGAGGCAAAAATGTTTCTAGTGATGCAAAGATTAGGTTATCTCGTGAACTGTCTCCATAGGCAATATCTTTTTGAGTACCGAGCCAGTATTGCTCTGCCATCTTTTGTTTCTCTTTTATTTTATTTTCGTATTCTGAGTAGTTATCTTCCCAAGATTGAGCCAGCGCTATTAACTCATCATCATCCATGTCTAAAGACAATTCTGCAAGCGGTGTACCATAAGCACCCTCGATAATTTCATTATCAAGTTGCTCTTTAGACTTGTTAGTAGGTGCAAATAAATCATAAACACCTTGAATTGAACGTGTTACACCTTTGAACATAATTTATGTATATATTATACCATGATTAAAGAAAATCTGTAAAGCCATTACGTAAAATGAATCCTTGTTTTGCAACAACATTAGTACTACCGTCAAGTATTTGTCCTTGCTGGAAATCTGTGTGTTTAGAAATACCTATCCGCCAATAAATTAGTGCAAACAATAAGTGGTCTGGCTTTACTCCTTCAAATACGTACTTATCCATCTTAGTTACCTTATCAACAATTGTTGTTCTGTATACATTGTTTATGTGTTTGAACATTTCATCGTAATCCTCTTTCGCTCCAGCAATAGGTAATCTGTTATCTCTGAACTCATCAAAGACTAACTGAATCATTCGGTTTCTATCCGCCTTTACTACTCCATACTCATCACCATCACCCCATTGAACGAGCTGCATTGTCTTTCTGTCTGATTGGAAATAACAAATAAATACTCGGTTTGGGTACTTTTCCAACATCTTTCTAGCTCCAATAGGGTCTCCACCTGCATCTATTACCATCATTGCTTGTGGAAAGCGTTGCGCCATTAAGTAATCTAAGTATGAGTAATCAGGGCAATGACCGTGATTGAATACACCGTCATTATTTCCGATAACGTACCAAATAGGTAATCCAGTGTCTACTCCAATTACTACGGGGTCTTTCTGACTGTTATGTAATACAAGATTCTTAAAGAAGTCTTCTGACTTGAGTTTAGCGTCTCCTCCGATATATGGTCTACCCATTACGAAGTTTTCAAAATATTCTGGTGTCTTGGTCTCATACTCATTAATGATGAACTCTGCACTAATCCAAGGAGCCATAAGCAGGTTAATCCAGTAGCCTGACCATTTCCTATCTAGGTACTTTTTGCGCCATCTACCTTTACGCCTTGATTCATCTGGCAAGTCTTGCTTGCATTTCTTGCATATAAACGTCTTTCGTTCAAACGATACACTATCAGGGAAATCCATATAGTGCTCGTCTTCACAATGTGGACACTTTATAAACCAATGCTTTTGGTCTGATTGCATCCAATACTTATGCACTCCCATACCTTCTGAAGATGGGTTAGAAAATATCCATTTCCATTTATACTCTGAGTGCTGTAAACGTGATGAATATATCTCGATAATATCCTGTTTAGAACGGTCGTATTCATCAAGTACCAATACGTCTGCTGATACTGAAATAGCTTGCTGTTCGTTCCATGTACCTCTAAAGTAAATCATGTTGTCTCCTATTTTCTTTTGATACGCCGAGTCCTTATCGCTCATGGATTCTGCAATTACAGGGTTTTGTAGTTTAATACGGTCTACTTTACCTGATACAAAGATTTGTGCATCTGAACTACTTGGTAGCGTATAGATAATATCTATTTTCTTATTCTTTACTGCCCATAGGGTTTTATAGATAGCCGTAGTACTAAATCCAATCTGTGCACACTTCATACAGACGATGTTCTCACTCCAGTCTGTAAAGAAGTCATATAGGAATAAGTGAGATGAAAGGTCCACAGGTTTAGCTGTTTCTGTTTTCATGTTGTTATTCTGTAACCATGCAATGATTGAATAGTTTTCTAGTGTCATAGGTTTTCTTTTAGTTTTTGTTCAAATTCATTTGCTATTTCTTGTGCTTTTGGATTAAATGTTGTTTCTATTGCTCCTCCATCTTTTCCTGTTACCTCTTGTCTTGTAGAATACCCCTCGTCTTTTCCTAATGTAGATGTAATGTGTTTAGCTGCATCTAGTCTTAATCTTCCTATAGCTGGGTCTATCTTACCTTCTTTGTTTACTGGATTGTAACTTAGTGTCTCATCTAGTGCCTTTTCTGCTTTCGACAACATGTTCAACCTTCTAAGCTTTTCCAAGAACCAGTTGGTAGTAGTGATGATAGCTGCGTAGCTTTCTTCATATCCCGCTTTTTGTGCTGATTGATAAGCATTTCCAAAGGTTTCTGACTTTGGGTTCACATACAAATCCCAACAGAGTTTCTGCCTTACGTCCATTGTGTATTGATTTGCTCCATTTGGGTTTGATTGATTTGCCATAAAGACAATAAGGGTTTGAACCTTATAACGCCTGATTACGTTTGTCTTGCTATACGATAATAGAGTCAATGGTTAGAAGTGTTCCAACGCATGATACTGAGTTAATTATAGCATTTTTTGTTACTTCTGTAGAGTCTACAATTCCTGCTTTCAGCATATCCTCTTCAATAGATTCTGTTTTAGCGTTATATCCTTTGTTTCCTGAAAGGGTAGGAATTATTTTATACGGATTTCCTCCTGCGTTTGTAATGATTTCTTTAAGAGGGTAAAGTAACGCTTTTTTAATTACCTCCTCACCTAGAGAGTTACCTAATGATTCTGCAATATTTTTAAGTCCAATACCTCCTCCAAGAATTATTCCCGATTGTAAAGCTTTTTTAGTTGTTGATATTGCATCTTCTACTTTCATTTTCCAGTATGCTAGTTCTTGTTCGTTAGCTGCTGAAATGTGCATCTTTGCCATTTTAGCTGTTAAACCTCCAAGTCTTCGTTTTTGGATCATATCTAGCTTACCTTTCAATAGTTCTGATTGTTCTTTTGCGTATTGAGTAAGGTCTTTTCCACCAATAATTTTCATTGATTTTGAATCTGTAGTAAGTCGTTCACAACTTCCAAGGTCTGCTACTGTTATATCTTTAATTCTTTTACCAGATGATTGATTAATAACCTTAGTACCGAAAGCTTTTGCACAATCCTCAAAGTGTTCTTTTGCCAACGAATCTCTAATTACAATACATTTAAGTCCTGAACCTTGAGCTTGAATAAGTCCCATAGCAATGTAGTGGTTAGATACGAACGCTCGTATTGTTTCAGGTGATACTTCTTTGGTGATAAGCACGAACGGCTTTTCACGTTTAGAAATATCATTGAGTAGCGGTATTAGGTCTGCCACAACAAAGTTGTCAGTAGTTACTAAAACATAAGGATTATCTAGTACTGAATTGTATTCATTTGTTCTAAAGGAATCAGAGGCCCAACCTGAAAGTATTTCTATACCCTCAACTTTTTCAACCGTTTCTATTCCGTCAAAATTGGTAGATAGTTCAATATGAGCATCTGAACCTAATTCATTATAGATTCCAGCAATCATTTTACCATATTTAACTGAATCTGCTGATATCGAAGCTACACTTTCTGCTAGTTTTGGTTTACATGGAATCGAAATACTATCCAGTTTATTAAGTACTTTTTCTTTTGCCTCATCTAGTGATGTCTTTAACGCCATGTCAGTGAGGCCTGTTAGGAGCCCCTCTTTCATTATTGCTTGAGAAAGAATTACTGTTGTTGTAGTACCGTCAATACTTCTTGCAACTATATCTCTCAATACCTCAACTCCTTGCTGAGCATATTCGTCTTTGTAGTTTATTGTTCTTACGATTGTTTTACCATCGTTCGTTATAAACGGTCTAATATCTTTAATAAGTGCATTTTTACCTTTTGAGCCAATAGTTGCTCTTACTGCATCTGCAACACCATAAAACCCTATTAAAAGCTTCTCAAGAGCTTTTTCACCTCTTAGATGGTTACTTGTATTCTCTTTGGTATCTTGGTTCGTATTTTTGTAATTTGTCTCGTTCATGTAGTTTTAAATAGTTTCTTATTTCGTGTCGACCTTGATAGTCTTTTCTAACAACATTGTTTTTTTTGCATCGTTCACAAATTTCTAACGTAAATTCTGGTGTTTGATACAATTCCTGCCATTTGTGCATGAAACTTGGTACGCATTTCATTTTATTCCTAAAATAAAGTTATCGTCTTCTAATGTAAAGAATAGTATTTCATTAGTTTCTGGGTCAGTAGCCATATCTACCGCATAACCTTTTAGGTATATAAAATCACCTACTTTTACAGTTTTTACTTCTTTTCCAATAGCTAAAACTTCCGCAAGTTCTGGGATTACAATTTGATTATCAATTTGAAATCCGTCTGATTGAGTTTTAAAGCTTATTTGTATTCTTTTCCCAAAAGGTTTTGTCATAAAAATTCTGTTGGCGACTTAGCTTGAAAAACTTGATTAATTCTTCCTATGTCTATAATTTCACCCTTTTGTTCATTTTCTACAAAAGAATTAATTTTGTTTTCCGCTTTCTGATAAATTATTGTGTTTTGAGACTTTTTTAGAAAAACACAAATAAGAATACCTGTAATTATTCCTAAAATATAGTACATGACTATTTAGCTTCTTCTACTGGAGCTTCTGCTGTTTGTTCTTCTTTTTTAGATTCAACAATAGCAAATTGAGTTTCTACAACTGTTAAAACTCCATTAACTGGAGCAATAATTGGTGTTGCTACTAATCCAAATCCGTATTCTGACATTAATTCTTTCAATTTAATTGAAAATTCTTCTTTTTTATTTTCCATATAATATTTCCCTATAGTTCACTTCTCCCCCTTGCGAGTGAAGAAGTGAATATAAGGCACAAGGGTTATAACCGTTCGATACGGTCGATATACATTATAACATAAACAAAAACCACTAATCAAGTGGTTGGTATGAGCTGTTATCAATTAATTTAGTAACAAATCCACACCTTGTACATTTAATCTTTACAGATTCTTGAATTTTAATATGTTTATTGTATTCAGGAGGGTATTCATGTATTCCGTACCAACAGAACACTCTTTTAAGTTTACTAAATCGCCATTTTCCACCTCCACCTCCAAATAATCCAGAATGAATAAACACAATAAATTGCATCCATCGAGGTAGTACACCGTATTCTCTTCCTAAGAAATAGTCTTTTTTCATAATTATTCTAGTTTTTACTCCCCAAATTTGACCAGTAAATCTAAATGTCACATATATTCCTCCTATTACTATACCTACTAATAATAATAATATTTTACTGTTCATAATGTTACTCTGTACTTAGTTTGTTAATGTGACTGTCGAGGATAGAGAGAACAAGATGCTTCATATCAAGTAGTCCAGCATCATATTCATCGCTTTCTAATTCTGGTAGAGTTTCTAGTAACTTTTGCACCTCTCCCTTTATCATCTCTAACTCTGCTTTATGCTCTTGGTCTTTTTGATAGATGATTTCTTGAATAAGTGGTAAATATTTTCTGACTTCAATACGGTCAGATTCTTTTTCATTTTCAGGTAATTCAGAATATTTTGTTCTAATCTGGCGTTCCCACCGATTAAACAATTCAGTAGGTATAACTTTCAAATGCGGATTAATACTTTCAGAACTATCATAAACTTGTTGGTGCATCCATTTTTGCCACTTTGCCCATCTTCTATCATGCTCTAAAGCAGCTCCTTTTTCGATAAACTCTTTTTCCCAATTATTGTTTGTCATACTCGATTTTTAATAGTGTTGATAATGTCTTTTTTAATAAAAGTTTGTTCAAAACACTCCCAATCTTGTTTCTCAATCCATTCCATAATCTCATCTCGCTCTTTCTTTAGTTCTTGTTCGATGAATTCTTTTAATTTATCTAAACAATCTCCTTGTATAACTTTGTTTATATATTCTTCCATACTTATTCCTTTGGGTTAGTGTCTGGTAAAGATAATCTTGCTTTAATAATAGGTATGTAATCCTCTGTTAATTCTATACCAATATAGTCGTATCCGTTTTGTTTAGCTGCTACCAATGTAGAACCAGAACCTGCAAATGGGTCTAAAACTATTCCACCTGGTTTAGTAACCATTTTAATTAGATATTCCATAAGGGCGATAGGTTTAACTGTTGGGTGATTATTTCCCTGTCCTCTATCTGACTTACTTGCTTTTGCTTGGTAGATTATTGACTTGAAGAAACGAGATGCGTTGCCTTCACTTTTTTCTACACCAGGACTTGTAACTTTTTTACCATTACCAACAAAACCACCAAATGTTCCACTTCCAGTTGCTCTTGCCCCACTTGTTGAATAAGGAAAACACTCTCTTACTTC